TTTAATGGTAGTTTTTTTGTTAAAAACTATGTTATTTCTTTGATTAATAACTCAATTTATGGTATAATAATTGTTGTTTAGGAGGGAAAATGGAAAAATTAAAATTAAGACAATTGATTATTTTATTTTCTATAGTTGTACTTTGTAGCATTTTATTTGGTTTTTATTTAAAAAGTGTATGAGTCGTTTCGAACGGCTCTTTTTTATGTATTCATTGGGAGGTGGTTCAGTGAGTGAGTAAGTTAACAACAAAACAAGAGTTATTTGTTCAGCAACTCGTCGCTGGACAATCTCAAAGGCAAGCGTATAGAAAAGCTTATCCGTCAGCTAAAAAATGGAAAGATAACGTTGTCGATAATAAAGCTAGTGAATTGCTAAAAAATGGTGAGGTTTCGGTTAGGTATCGTGAACTACTAAAACAATTCTCAAACATGGCTCTTTGGTCCAGAGAACAAGCCTTTAACGAGTACGAATGGCTTAAGAATCAAGCAAAGGAAGATATTAAACTGCAAGGTGTTCGTCAAGCTAATTCAAATGCTTTTGTGAACGCGCTTGAAGGCATGAATAAGATGGCGGTTGTTGGGGATGAATTAGTGAACGAGAAACTTCAACAAGAGATTGAGGTTCTTAAGTCGAAAGTAACGAAGATGGATGAAAACAACGAATCGAAAGTTGCAGAGTATTTGAATAAGTTAGGAGATGAACTGGATGAGTTTACGTGATGTATACACTCCTAAGCAAATTCAAGTCGCAAAACGCCTTCGTGCTTCTGATTGGTTTATTTGCGTGCTGCATGGTGCTAAACGTTCAGGAAAAACAGTATTAAACAATGACGTGTTCCTGCAAGAGTTAGTTCGTGTTCGTAAGATCGCGAATGAATTAGGCATTGCAGAACCTCAATACATCCTAGCAGGAGTATCAAGCCGGACGATTCAAAACAACGTATTGCAAGAGCTATACAATCGCTACGGCATGGAATTCAAAGTGGATAAGCACAACAGTTTTAGATTGTTTGGTGTAAAGATTATCCAGGCATATACTGGAACGATTTCAGGGCTTGGAAACATTCGAGGGATGACGGCATTTGGAGCATACGTAAACGAAGCATCACTAGCAAAAGAACAAGTGTTTAAAGAAATCGTTTCACGTTGTTCTGGTGAGGGCGCTCGGATTGTGGCGGATACAAACCCAGACAATCCGAATCATTGGTTGAAACGTGATTACATCGATAACGAGAGTGAAAACATCATCAACGAGCATTTCAAGCTGGATGATAATACTTTCTTATCGAAACGATATCGTGAGAGTATCAAGAAAGCTACTCCTTCAGGAGTGTTCTGGGATAGAGATATTGAGGGCCTTTGGGTTATCGGTCAAGGTGCTGTGTATAAAGACTTCAACCGTGAAGTTCATTATGTGGACGATGTTCCCTTTGATAAAATCAACAACTATTTCGTTGGTGTCGACTGGGGTTATGAACACTATGGTGCAATGGTAGTGATTGGAGAAACGGATGACGGGACCTGGTATTTAGTAGATGGTTGTGCTGCAAAGCATAAAGATATTGATTTTTGGGCGTTGAAAGCAAGAGAGTACGCTGATAAATACGGTGACAACATTCCGTTTTATTGCGATTCTGCACGTCCAGAACATGTAAACAGATTGTGGAATGATGGATTGAACGCATTTAATGCTGATAAATCTATCTTATCTGGAATCGAAGTCGTGGCGAAAGGCTTCAAGACGAATAAATTATATGTATTAAGAAATGCTATTCCTCGATTTGATGAAGAAGTTTATCAGTATGCTTGGGATGAGAAAACAGGATTGCCTGTTAAGGTATTTGATGACGTTATGGATGCGTTGCGTTATGCGTTGTATTCAAACGTTACGAGAAGAAATGGATTTGTGGGGTGATTGAAATAAAAATCGAAGAAATTATGAGCAAAGATTATGAGATTGCTGCTAAAGCAATTGATACGGCTATCAAAGAGCAAATAGGAAAAGAATCCTATTCAGCAGCTCAGACGGCTAACCGATACTACGAAAGTGATCATGATATTAAAAACAATCGTATCTTCTATTTGGACGATAACGGTGTTATGAAAGAAGATAAGTATGCAACGAATGTTCAGATTCCGCATAGCTTCTTCACTGAATTGGTAGACCAAAAAGTGAACTATTTGATGAGTAATCCAGTTCGGTTTGAGGTGGAAGAGAATGACGAGCTGCAACGTTTGATTGATGAATATGTTGATGAAGACTTCCAACTGTTCGTCTCAGAGTTGTTAGAAGATGTATCCATCAGTGGTGCGACTTATGCGTATATGAGAACAAACGCGGATGATAAGCTATGTTTCCAGGTCTCAAGATTCTTGAAGACGTTTATGGTCTATGACGAAACATACGATGAAGTCGCAGTTATTCGTTATTACAAGAAACAAATGCAAGTCGAGAACAAGCTGCTAGATGTAATGTTCGCTGAACGCTGGACGGATGAGAATGTGACGTTCTTCAAAACGGACCGCAACGGTAAATTAGTATTTGATAAAGACCGACCAAAGAACCCAAAACCTCATGTGGTTGCAAAAGCGGATAACGGAACGTATTTAACACGTACTTACGGCCGAATTCCTTTCTACAAACTGTCTAATAATCACAGTGAGAAATCTGACTTAGCACCGATTAAAGCGCTGATTGATGACTATGATTTGATGGCTTGCTTCTTATCCAACAATTTAATGGATTATGACAAACCGATTTATGTTGTTTCTGGCTTCCGTGGAACGAACCTATCAGAGTTGCGCCAAAACATCAAAGCTCGTGGAATCGTAAACGTAGGAAATCCAGACAATAAAGGTAACGTTGATTTGAAGACGTTCGATATTCCTTTTGAAGCGCGAAAAGCAAAACTAGAAATCGACAAAGAAGCGATTTACAAATTCGGTATGGGATTTGACAATTCTCAAACTGGAGACGGAAACGTAACAAACGTGGTGATTAAATCACGATATACGCTTCTTGAAATGAAGTGTCGCAAGGTAGAGATTCGCTTACGTTCTCTACTCAAGTGGGCGCTGCATGCAATCATTGACGACATCAACCGATTAAATCAAACGAATTACTCAACAGAAGGAATTCAGATTCTGATTGAACCGGAAATGATTGTAAATGAATCGGATATCGCCAATATCGACAAACTAGAAGCAGAAACGAAACAAACGCTTATAAATGCTATTGTGTCGAGCGCTCCTTATTTAGGTGAAGATACTGTTATTGATATGATTTGTAAACAATGGGACTTAGATGTTGAAGAGGTTCGTAAAGCTATTGAGGCAGATTCAGAAGTAGGTGAAAACGATGAATCAGTGGGAACAGGAACTACAGAGGCTGGAGAAGATTCAAGACCTGAAAATGAATAGGGAATTGTATCATATTTATTCAAGCACGTTGAAAGACGTTAAGAGTAAATTGAAAGCATATCTCGACGAGTATGAGGATTTACCTTACTGGAAACAACAACAAACTGGTAGGTTAAAACAATTGACAGACGAGATCGTTGAAAAACTCCAAGAGGTATATCCTCAAACTAAAATCGTAATCGAGAACTTCAAACAAGAACAGTTTGAAACGGGGTATTACGGTGGATATTATACTGTGGAAGAATCGCAACAAGCAGATTTGCCTATAGCGTTTCTTCCAGATGATGTTATTAGGTCAGCAGTAAGACGTCCAGTTGCTAGTAAGACGTTATCTGAACGGTTGTATAAAGCACGTAATAGATTAGCGAATCGTTCCCAGGGCGCAATCACCTCTGGGATATTACAAGGCCACGGATACGCTGAAATAGCCAGTGTAATCTCAAGCAACTCAGAAGCGAATTACAGACAAGCATTACGAATTGCACGCACTGAAGGTGGACGAATGCGAACACAAGCGCGTCAAAAATCGTATGAAGAGATGGAAAAAGTAGGTTGTGAGTTGCAAAAGCAATGGCTTGCTGCATTGGATAGAAAAACTCGTAAATCCCACGGTCACTTAGACGGTCAAAGGGTGAAGATTGATGAATTCTTTGTGTCGGACGGATTTAAAGCCATCGGGCCAAGATGTTTTGGTGTTGCAGGAATGGATATCAACTGTCGCTGCACTACTATTACGATTGCGGATGGAATCAATCCAGATTATCGAAGAGATAACGAGACCGGAGAGAAGATATCCTTCAGGACGTATGATCAGTGGAAAAAAGACATTGACGAACGTCGCTTTTTGATGTCCGATGACGATGACTACATGAAAGCAAAGAACATGAAGGCACATCAATTAGGCAGCAAACGAGCTATCAAGGACGAACAGATTAGTTTTAGTGGTCGTAAGGTTCTAACCTCAAACCACGACATGTATGTATCTGATAGCTTGAAAGGAACCAAGAAAAGCATCAATTATTACGAAAAGCAGGTGGATAAAGCACTAGAACTGTTAGACTTACCAATCGGTGTTGAGAAGCCACGTATTGTTCTGATGGACGCTAAAAAGGATATAGGGAGACCAAACGCGTTTGGTTCGTATTCGCCAAGTACAAACACGATTTACCTGGATGCAACTACTCCAGGACATAAAGCTATTGTGAAGCGACTCAAAACGGCGAATGAATTTTGGAAAAAAGATGGCAAACCTTGGAAGTTTTTCGCGGTAGATGACGATTCTATGAGTCCTATAATCCATGAATTTGGGCATTATCAACAATATCAATACGTAAATAAATATGCGGAGCAAAATGGCGTAAGTTATACTGAAGCAAAGCGTAAATTTAATGCGAAATTGCTTGATATGATTGATAAGAACCATTATAATATTGCTAGAGATATCAGTGGATATGCAGAAGAGTATAAGAAAAAACATCTTTCTCAATTAGTACAAACAAATGAGATTCTTTCTGAAGCATATACGCTTTCTATTTTAAAATCACATGCGCTAGCTGATATTATTGTCGGGCTTTTAGAAGGAGGGTACTGGTAATGAGATTTATGACGGAAAGAGAATTAGAATTATATAACAAAATCAGTCCGTGGTATACCGAAAGCTATACCGCTACAGAAAAATTCAAACCAGATACACCTAAAGAAATTCTGGAATTAAATGAAGAATACGAAAGAATCTCCTACGAGAATGACGTGTTCCATTTTGAATATTAAAAATTAAAATAAAAAAAGGTTA